GCCCCCCTCGCCCCCCGCCGCGGGGGGGCGGCCCCCGTCCCCGCCCCCCCACCCCCCCACGGCCAGCGCGGTCAGCCGACGCGGTGGGCGGTCTGGCGTCGGCCCCGCTCGACGGCCGAGCGCACGGCGTCGAGACGCGCCGCGTAGCGGGCGGCGGCCGTTGCTCGATGCTCCGGGCATCGCGTCGAGTGCTCCCACGGGTCGACCCGTTCCGGGCATCCGTCTTCGATGCATCGAAACCACGTCATCGGGCCGAAGTGGTCGGGCCAGTGACTCACAGCCACAGTCTGTCCGGTCGCGCGCCTGTTCGATCCTCACATTCGGCCCCCGTCGTAGATCCGTAGATGACCCACGGCGCGCGGTGCCGGCCGGGGTCGACGGGTCGGCACGCCTTGCCAGATGTCGCGCTGGCAGTACCGGCAGTCATCGCGCGGCGGGTCGTGGTCGCCGCGGTCATGCCTGGCGCGGCGTAGCACCCGCGCGACTTGATCGGCGGCCATGTCGTAGAGGCGCGCCGTCTCGGCGGTGCCGAACGCCTCGTACGCCGCGAGCACCGCGGCATCGTGGTCGTGGTCGTAGCGCGCGACGGTCATCGGTGGTCCGCCTGTTTGAACGACGCGAGCCGGCCGGCTTGTCTCTCGCGGCGTTGCCACTCACGCAATGAGATCCCCTGGGCGACCCACGGTGGCAGCGCGCGCCGGACACTGTCGCGATTTGTAAGTACCTCCCCATTACCAACACCAGAGCCTGACCGGGGGGTCAGGGTTTCGGTCAGGGTTTCGGTCAGGTTTACGTCGTTAACCTGACCGTGGGTCAGTGATCGTGGGTCAGGGTTGTGGATGATGTGGAAGCGGGCGCGGTGACCCCGGCCGGACCCGCCCGCGCGCTCTAGCCGGCCGGCGTCGACGAGCTGGGCGACGAGGCGGTAGACGGACCGTTCGGCATAGCCGGTCATCTGCGCCAGGCCGGGGAACGTGGGTTCTGCCCAGCCGGTGCGGTCGGTGTAGGTGGCGATCGCGACGAGAACGTGACGCTGGGCCGGGCTCAGGCCGGCCATCACCGCGGGATCGCGGATGACGGACAGCGTGTCGAATAGCCCGCTCACGACCGCCACCCCTTCGCCGCTTCGTAGGCGGCGACGGCGCGGGCGTAGTCCTCGGCGGCGAGCACCTCCAGCCGTACGGCGTCTTGGGCCTGGCGCCAGGCGTCGTCGCGGTGGTTGCGGGCGGCGTGCCAGGCGGTGCGGGCGTGCTCCACGGCGTCGGCCAGGCGGTCGGCCTCGGCGGACTGGGCGGCGGTCACCGCGGGAACCCTTGCGCTGTCACAGGGCTCGGGTATGGTCGTGGCACGGCGTACCTCCAGGGTCGATCTGGTCGTGCGGTCGGCCGTCGGGGTGCGAACCCGGCGGCGAGGTTCAGGGTAAAGCCCCGTCCCCGCTCCCTCGGGGATGGGGCTTTACCGCGTTCGGGCCTCGTGTCGCCCATAACATTTATTCTGTTCGGTCGATAACCCCGATCCGGCCCATGACCAGCGGCGCGACACGAAAACAGGCGTTTCGCGCGATGTATCGCTAGCGCATAGGCTCGGCAGTCGGGGCGCGCCGGGTCAGGACCCATGTCACCTCGCGAGCACGAGCGGCCCGGCGCCCCCTATCGGCGAGCACCGCGGCGCCGGAGCGCCGGACGGGGCCGGGTCCCACCCGTTGTACGCGAACGACAGGCATGTAAGAAACCCCTGGTCGCGAATGCGGTTTGCAGTAGGGGGTACAACGGGAGCGCCGGTGATCGCTCCGAGCGATCGCACCCCCGTGCCGGATGTCACATCCCGACGCGGGCGGCCCCGGTGGTCCGGCCGGGCGGTGGTCGGTGCTCAACCCTCACCGCCCGGTCGGTGCCACGGCACGAGGTTGCCCGCCCCGATGTCGAACCGTCCGGCCGCCGCCTTACCGTCGTCCCAACTCCGGATGCTTGCCTCGGTCAGCGATTGACGGTAGTCACCCGAAACAGGGTGCGTCACTCGGCGGCGACGTCAGGCGGTGCGACTTGGCGGCGGGCGGCGGTGGTGGCGCCGGCACGGAAACCGAGGTACGACCCGAGCACCCCGACGACCCCGCCACCCCATCCGGTCAGGATCTGGGTGGCGTTCTCGGACAGGCCCGGCGTATCGGAACGCACGGCGTCGTACATCACGGCGGCCACGATGACCAACAGCGCCATGGACAGGCCGATGGCCAGGACCAGCGCGACGAAATCGCGGGGGTCGCCGCGCTCCGGCGGCGGCGGGGCCGAAACGGTCAGAGTCATGAGTTGGCGCCGTGCGCCTCGGCGTGGGTCCATTCCAGCAACGTCCCGGCCGCGTTGGGCTCGTGGGCGACTTGGTTGGTCAGCGGATAGCCCCACGTGGCGGCCGGGAGCTGGGCCACCACGGCGGCGACGATGGCATCAATGTCGGCTTGGGTCACGTCATCCTCCACGGGTTGGAAATCGGACGCGGCACGCGCCGCGCACTCGGAACGCAGATCGTCCAGCGACCACGTGCCGGAGCTGTTCACCGAACGGGGCCGCCACCCGCCCTGCACCGCCGCCGCGGTGGCGGGGTCGATCTTGCGGTTGGTCCAGCCGCCACCGGAGCCCACGGCGTGCGAGATGACGTCGGTCGGTTGGTTCCCGACGCGGGCGTTCAGGGCGTTGGACAGGGTGAACGTGGCATCGATCTGGGCCACCGGCCAGGGCCCGCCGGTGCCCGAGTTGGCGCACTCGATCTGCCAGCCGCGGGTGTTGCCCCCGTCGGCGGGGATCGTGCCCCGACTGAAGCTCGACGGGCCGCCCTTGCCGGCGCAGTTGCTGGCCCCGGCGGCGATCGGGTAACAGATCCCGTCACGGTCCACGAGCCAGTTGCCGACCGGGGCGTCGGGGTTGCCGTTGATCATGTACGACAGATCGTTGAGCGGGGCGGTGTTCGACGCGGTGTGATGCCAGAACACGCACAGCGGCGGCGCCGGGAACCCGCCCGAGGAACGGGCCCGTCGTTCCCAGCCGGCGCACACCGACGGCACGCTGACCCGGCAGCCGGCGGCGGCGGCGACGTCGCACATGTCGGCGTAGTAGAGCCCGCTCACGACAACGCCCCTTCGCGGGCCAGCCAGCCGAGGATGACGGCCATTAGGTCGATCCCGACCTGGCGGTCATCGGGCGCCAGGTCGTCCCACGGCGCCAGCGGGGTGGTGGCCACGAAGCGGCGGGCGTCGTGCAAGGCGCGCGCCAGGTCCTCGGGCCGGTCGGGGTCGGCGTCGGCCACGTAGGCGACGATGGCGGCGCCGATCGCTTGGGCCATCGCTTGGGCGTCGGGGGAGAGCTCCTCCCAGCGGGGCAGGTCACGGGCGCCGGCCAGGGCGTCGATCTCGACCCGCAGGCGGTGCATCCGGTACGTGACCTGTTCGGGGTCGGGCGGTTCGTGATCGAGCGAGTCGTCAGGTTCCCAGTCCCCGAAATCGGCCATCACAACCTGCCCCGGGCGACGTAGGACCACGACACGACGGTGTTCGGCAGCACGGCCAGCGTCCCGCCGGAGGTGATCTGGTACACCCAGCCGTCCCAGCCGCCCCCGGCCCCGGCGATGCGCCCGAGCATCCACCCGCCCGAGATCGCGCCGGCCGGAAACGAGATCGCACCGGTGACGTTGACGACGGCCAGGTTGGCGAACCCGAACGCGGAGGCCAGCAGCGACACGAGGCCTCCGGCGTCGGAGGTGCGCTGGTCGAAATGGGTGCGCGTCGCGTACCAGCCGTCCGACATGCGCAACGCCATCCCATACGACGGGTCGTTGATGATCTGACCGAACGTGCCGACCGGCGGCGACGCCGCCTTGAGCGTCGCCAGGTCGGGGTAGCGGTAGGCGGCGGCGGCGACGTAGCTGGAGATCGACTGGGACCAGTCCGAGCGGATCGGCGACCCCGGCGCCGGCACGTTCGTGAACGGGCCGATGGTGATCGGCGGGTTGGCCATGGTCAGTACCTCCACACGTTCTTGGGGTCGGGGTCGTCCCACGGGAAGCGGGTGCGGTCCCACAACTCGACCGGGCGCCAGTCGACGGTGCGGGTCAGGCCGAGGTGTGACACCCAGGCGTCCGGCGTCAGGTTGTGGCCGATCCCGACGACGATCCCGAACACGTCGAGCGTCGCCACCGCGCCGGCGCCTTGCGGGTCGGGGAAGTCGTGCACGACGTTCACCAGGTCACCGCGCCGGGTGCGCACCGCGAAGTCCCACGCCGCCGGTTGCTGACGCGGGTCCTGCACGTGCACGTCGAACGCCCGCACCGCCATCGACGGCGTGGAGTGCTGGGCCAACAGGTAGGCGGCGAGATCGTTGCCCTGGGTCTGGGTCTGCCACAGATCGGGGTCGGGATGGGTCAGGCGGTAACGGGCCGCCGACCACAACGACCCGGCCGGCAACGCGGCGGCGGCGACCAGCCCCGCCGCGTTGACCAGACGGACGTCGGTCGCCAACCCGTCGTCGTCGGCGGCCATCTCCGGGTCCCACACCACGAGCGGCGCCTCGCACACGTTGTCGGAGATCGTCCACACCTGGGTCTGGTCGTCACGCCCGGCGCGCCACAGCCGGTTGCGGTACACCAGCGTGCCGTCGGCGTCGGCGGCGAAGATCCCGCCATCCGACAAGGCGGCGCGTTGCATCTCTTCGAGCGGCGGCCGATCGGTCGGCGCCGTCGACAGGGTGACGGTGCCGACGTCGGAACGCAGCGGGTCGGTGTAGGCGCCGGCCGTGGCGATCTTGGTCAGGCGTTGGGTGACGGTGTCACCGGCCGCGCCGGGCGTCCAGTCCCCGCCCAGCTCTTGGGCCAGGTTGGCCAACCCGTCGTAGGCGACGACGGTGACGGTGGCGTCGGCGTTCAGCTGCCACGACGCGACGCGGCCGCGGAACAGCCACCAGTCGGCCCCGGCGCCCGTGTTGTCGGTGGCGTAGATCACCAGCTCCCGGCCCGGCGCCCAGTACACGAGGCGGCCATCGGCGGTCCACGGGGTGTAGGCGCCGGTGCGGTTGTCGAGCGTCAACGTCGCCGAGATCGGCGGGAACAACCCAAGGTCGTCGGGTTCGCCGGGGTCGATGTCACACGTCACCCAGTCACACACGGCGTCTTGGAACCCCGACGCGATGAAGGGGGCATCCCAGATCCGCTCCGGGGTGGTGTCATCCCAGACCACGTCGGGGTCGGCGTCGTCCCACACGTAGGCGGCCTGGGGCAGCAACTCGAGCAGGAACCGGGGCCGGTACCGCCACCGGGCGATGGGGGCGTCGGGGTCGATCGGATGCAACGCCGCCGGAGGGATCGGCCGATCGGCGGTGCGGGTCACCGCGAGAACCTCTGATAGAGGCCACCGGCACGGCGCGCCGCCTTGCGGGCGTCGCCCAGGGCGTCACCGCGGAACCCGCGCGGCAAGTACTGGGTGACGTTGACGACGTTGGCCGGCGCCGCCGCCGCCGCGGTGGCGGTCAGGCCGGTCGGTAGGCCGGCGCCGAAAATGGAGCTGTTCCCGGCGAGGAACGACGTCAGGTTGAGTTTCGCGGTGACGGTGACGGGGGCGTTGCGGTAGTAGCGCTCGGCGTCGGCCTTGACGGCGGCCAGGTCGCCCCGGTCGATGGCGTCGAGCGTGGAGGCCACCTCGGCCGGGTTCGCCTTGGCGGTCTGGGCCAGGTCGAGGATGTCGGTTTTCATGTCGGTGATCTCGTCGGCCGTCAACGCGACGCCGAATTTGGCGCGGTCCATCCCGCCGGTGATCGCCTCTTCCGTGCGGGCCATTGCCTCGTCGAGGTTGACTTGGTCGCGCAGGGCGTCGAACGCGGCGCCGGTGCGGCGGGTGGCGTCCTCCAGTCGTTTCTGGGCTGCCGCGGCCTCGTCGGTTTTCGAGGCGGTGTCCCCGAGGAAATCGCGGGCGTCGCGTAACAGGTCGTTCTGTTCGTCGATCTGACCGTTCGCTTTTTCGTAGCGGTCGCGGGCCGTGGTCAGCTTGTCGATCAACGCCTGGTAGTCGTCGACGGCGTCTTGGGTTCCTTGGGTGTTGCCCAGCTCGGTCTGGGCGTCCTCGGCCGACTTTTTCAACGCGTCCAGCTCCTGGGCGACGCGTGACGGCAGGTTGTCGGCGCCGGTGATGTACCGGAATGCCTCCCGCGCCGACAACCCGAGGTCATCGAACGCGTCGACGGCGTCCCCGGCCGAATCGATCAACCCTTGGGCGGCCTGTTCGAAGTTCCCTTCACGCAACGCATCGCGGGTCTTGCGGACGGCGTCGGTCACCTCTTCCTGTTTCCGTTTGGCCTCCTCTTGTTTCTGTTGGAACAGGCCCCAGACGGTCGACGCGGCGACCACGGCGAACCCGATCCCGCCGATGGCGCCGACCATCTTGTCGGCCGACAGCCCCATTTTCGGGGCCAGCTCGCCGATGATGTCGCCCATCCCGTCGAACACCCCGGACAGGTCCGACGCCTGCGACGAGACGTCGCCGAGCGGGCCGGTGAGATCGGCGATCGCTTGGCCCTTGGGGGCGCCGCCGCCGCGCCCCACGTTGTCGAGCTTGTCGCCGGCCTCCTTGGCGCGCGCCTCCAGCTTGTCCAAGTCGCCGAAGATGTCGGCCAGCGGCCCCGACGTCTCATTGGTCAGGCGGGCCGTGATCGTCGAATCGGTGCCGTCGAGCTTGTCGGCGGCGTCAGCGACGTCGCGCAGCCCGGTCTCGGCGGCGGTGACATCGGCGTCGGCGCGCACCTCCACGTCGTCGTGGTCTTCGACCCGCTCGGCGGCGTCAGCGACGTCGTCGAGCCCCTGGGCGGCCTTATCGGCGCCCTTCAGCTCGACGTCGACTTGGACTTTCTCGGCCATCGCCCGCTACCGCAACACCCGCGACATTTCGTCAGCGACGATTCTCGGGACCATCCGGGTCACCTCGGCCACGACCCGGCGCCACGACCGCGACCCGCGCGACCCCGGATGCTTCACGTACAAGCGGGCTTTGTTGCCGCGGTGGCGGCGCGGGATGCGGTGCGCACGGGTCCCGGTGTTGGCCCAGATCCACCCCGGCACCGTCCCCTGGACCCGGAACGTGGACGTGGCGCCGAGCTGGGGGCGTTGGTTGCGGGCCATGCGCACCGGCAACCCGGCGTGCTTGTGGCCGCGCATCGACCCGGTGGGGGCGGCGGCGGCGACGATGCGTTCGGCCTCCGACTCGACGCGGGCCAGCGCCGTCGCGGGGACATCGGCGACGCCGCGCGCCACGGCGCGCAGGTTCGCCGCGGCGCTCACGCCGCGACGGTCTCGGCGTCGGCGGTCTCGGCGTCGGCGGTCTCGGCGTCGGCGGCGAGCGTGATGACGGCGGGGCCGATCGTTGGCTTGTCGACGGCGGGCCATGCGGTGGTCGTGGCGCCGGCCGACCCGTCCCCGAACGTCCCGCCGTAGCCGCCGGACACACAGAAAAACTGTCCGGTCAACGGCGAGTTGGTTGCGTCGGCGGCGGCCGGGATCAACGACACCCAGACCGGTTCGGTGTCATGTTCGAACGCGAACCGTGACAGTGACGCGGTGTCATCACCGGCTGACCAGTCCTGCAGCCAGGTCAGATTGAGAACCCAGCCGGTGGCGCCGGGGGCGTTGGTCGCCGGCGCGCACCCAGTCGCCGGGATCGCCACCGTGGTTGCCACCGGGTCGACCATCGCCGAGTTGACCTGGCATTCCACCGCCAACCCGGTGGTTAGACCGGCCTCGGTGGTGGCGACCTTGAGGGTCGGGCGGGTCCATTGCATCAAGTGACGGGGCATCGGTGGTCCTCCGGGTTCAACAGTCGGGGTTCGTGATCTGGGTCGCGTACGTCAACGTGTAGGCGGGGATGGCGTCGGCGTTCGATGACGGCGCCCAGACGCCGGGTTCGGCGGCCGCCCAGCCGAGCGTGCGCAGCACGGTTTCGACCATCGTCTCCAGCGCGCCGAGCGCGGCGGCGTCGCCCGGCGGCGGCACCACGCAACGCACCGGGATGTCGACGTCCCAGCCGCCGACCCCCGACGCCGCCCGCCACCGTCCGGCGTCGATCAACACCATCGGGGCCAGGTGGGCGGGGTCGGTCGTCGCGGCGATGCCGGCGGCGGTGAGCTTGGCGGCCATGTCGGCGCGGGCGTCGCCCATCGATGTCACCGCCCGACCCCCCAACGCCACCGGCGCCGCCCGTAGGTGGCGGCGTAGGCGGCGTCAGGTGAGTCCACGGCGGCCCGGCCGATCCCCAACAGTCGCCGGATCTGACCCAATGATCCGCCGACCGGCGTGAAGTCGGCAAGGTCGCTGAACGATGGATAGCCGTCGGTGGAGGCCCGCTCACGCCACAACGCCACCGCGTACAACGTGGTGCCGAACCCGACGTCCGGTGACGGGGCCGGAGCGTCGGGTTCGGGCGGGTCGTCGTAGCCGGCCTCGGCCCGCTTGCGGTAGGCCCAGGCGTTGGCGGCGGCGACGGCCTCGGCGAGGTAGGCGTCATCGACGGGTGGGGCGGCCGACGGCCCGAGCGCCAACACGACGCGGGCCGGGGTCGTCCACTGGCCCACGGCGCGCGCCTACAGCACCTTGATCGCCAACAGCACCGCGCACACCGCGGTGACGACGTTGGCGACGGCCGACACGACGGAGATGTTCACGTCAGCGGGACGGTGGTCTTGACGACGGCGCCGGGGAATTGGATCCCGCAGGCGCCGTAGCCGTACACCGCGATGTCCAGGCCGAGCTGGCCGACGTTGATCGCCCGCAAGCTGAACGGCGTGCCGGGCAGATCCCACCACGACGCGGCGTTGGTCAGCAACAGGATGGCGGTGCGCGCCGGCAACGTCGTGTCGACGGTGATCGTCAGGCCGCCCATCTCCGCCGATGGCATGTACGACCCGAAGTTGATCCGGCCGTCCCAGAACACCGGGGTGTTGTCGGCGCCTTGGATCCCCATCGCGCCGACGCCGAGATCCCACGACACGAGCATCCCCATCCGACCGGCCGGCACCTTCGTCGGGTCGAGCCCGGCGAACAGCTTGGCGATGATGGCGGGCAGGTCGTCACCGACCGCCGTCGGCACGTCGACCGCGCCGGCCAGCAACGTCGTCGTGACGTAGAGGTTGATCTTTTCGGCGTAGTCGACCCCGGCGGCGCGGATGTAGTCCTCCACGAACGACGGGGACCCGAAATCCAACAGCTGCTGACTGATGTCGTTGCCGGTCGCAAAGGTTGACACTGGCACCGATGTCGGTCCGATGGCGACGGCGACCGAGTTGATCGGCTGTTTCTCGGCGGTCTGGACGGCCACGATGGGCCGCTTGGTCCAGGCGTTGAACGTGACGTTGGGATAGTCGCCGCGCTGCAGGTCCTGTTGACGCAGCATGTCGACGGCCGGGGAACCGTGCGACACGATCTCGACCAGCTCGGCCTGGTACGTCGGACGGAACGCCGGGCCGACGTTGTTCGTGCCGACCAACGTGACGTCGGCGAGCGCCGCTTCGATCGCCCCGGTCCGCGCGCCGGGCGACGTCATCACCCGCGTCAGCGTCGGCCCAAAGCGGGTCGGGTCCTGTGACGCGGCGGCGATCAGGCGGGCGACGTGGACGAGATCGACCGACGCGTACGGGTGGCGGGCCGGCCGGCCCCGGCGCGCGCCGGGCAGGGACGCGCGGCCGGCGCCGGCCAGCACCGGCACCGCGGCGACACCGTCGGCCGGTTGGTCCGGTTCGATGTCGTCGTTCGGCTCGGCGTCAGGATCCGGGACGTCGGGGTCCGGCACGGCGGGTGCGTCGGGGTCCTCGGGTGTCACGGCCTCAAGGTCGAGTACGTCAGGTGGCATGGTCCCTCCGGGTTGGGTGGCGGCGACACGGTCGACGGTGGCCCCGCCGAACGCGCCGAACGTGAGCACAGACAGTTCCTGCCAGTCGGCGGCGTGGACGTGGAGCACGCCGTCGGCGTCGTAGTCGGCGTCGAGCGGGACGGCGCCGACGGAGAACATGAGCGGCACCCCGTCGGCGGCCAACACCATGACGTCGTCACCGGCCGCGGTGCCCGGCGTGATGCGCGCCGTGGCGTCGATGCGATCACCCAAGTCGGCGGCGTCGACGACGCGTCCGATGGGGCGGGCCCGGTCGTGATCACGCAACAGCACCGGGCGCGCCGCGGCGTCGATCGAGCCCCGCTCGAACACCACTTGGCGGCCGTCGGCGACGGTGCCCATGACGTCGTAGGGGACGGCGACCCCGCCGATCGTGCGGGCCCCCGACGGCCCGGCGGCGGTGATCGCCCGCCCGACGAACGCGGCGCGCAGAAACGCCGGGGCGGACGCGGCGGCGGTGATCATGTCGGCACCGACGTCGGCGGCGCCGGTTGCTGGGTCGTCTCGTCGACCACCTGCAAGTCGTTGGGGGACTCGGCCGAGTTGGTCGGCGTCGTGAACGGGTTACGGAGCCACACGTTGAGATCGAGTCGCACGGCCTGGCCGCGGGGTGTCACGTTCGGGCCCGACAAGGTCTGTTCGATGCACACCACGAACGGCGACGCCCCGAAATCGACGAGGTCCTGGCGGGCCTGTTGACCGTTCTGGTAGGTCATCCCGGTGCCGGCCGGCGCCCCGACCAGATACGGCGGGGTGTTGCCGAGGCGGGCCAGCTCCAGCGCCTGGTAGGTGCGTCCCTCCACGAGCTGCATCTGGGAGGCGTCGTAGGGGATCTCCCGATAGCGCACGTACTTGTTCGTGGCCGCCGTCGTGTTGTAGCGGCGGGACTGGGCGAAGTCGGCGGCCAGCTGGCCCAGCTCGTCGGCGGTGAGGTCCTCGGAGCCTTCCTGTTCTTCGAGCACCCCGGCCGGCACCTCGGCCGACGCGAAGCGGTCCGCCGCGCCGTCGAGCTGCAGGGCGATCGAGATCGAGCGGCCGCCGTTCACGAGCACCCCTTCGATCGGCGACAGAAACTCGATGATGTCGCGCAGCTCGACGCGCACCGGGCGCCCGTCGTCGTAGTCGGGGTCGGTGACCATCACGTGGTCGTCGCGGATGTCGAGCCCGCCCGGCGGGATCCGTCGGAACGTCGCCGGCCACGACCCCGACGTGGCGGCGAGGCGCGACGTGACCCGCCAGTAGGCGACCCCTTCGAAAAACAGGTCGTCGACGGTCCACGACAACAGCCAGGCGCGGGTGCGGTCGGGGTCGGGGCGCATCGCCCAGCCGGGCGGCGGCGTCAGCGCCTCGATGGCCGGCACCGTCGTGGTGTCGATCGTCCACAACGTGATCGGCAGCTGGCAGATGGCGCCGCAGATGAGATCACGACAACGCGAGATCGTCGGCAGTGACATCGCTGCCTCGCGGGTCATGATCCACCCGGCGACCGCTTCGACGTCGAAGGGGGCGAGCGGCGGCCCGAACCCCCACGGCGGCATCCCCGACGACGTCACCGTGCCGCGCGCCAGGCTCACCGTCCCGGCAGCGGCCTCGATCGTGTGTTCGGGGCGCGGTTCGAACGCCAGTACGTCGGCGAGGCGGTCGAGGAACCGGGACACGCGTCAGCCGGCGTCGGTCGTGGTGACGTCCTTCAGCCCGCCGGACCCGTCGCCCTGCCCGGCGGCGGCGGCGTTGACGGCGGCCACCGCGGCATCGGCGGCGCGGGCGTTCAACTCGGTCAGATCGATGTCGCCGCGGGCGTGGGCGGCGCCGTGATCGACGGCGGCGCCGGGGTCGGAGGCGGTGGAACGGGTGGCCATGACCACCCAGTCAGGCGTGACACCGACCCACACGTCAACGGATTGGCCGCTGTACGCCGTTCTGCGGGCCGTACGGGCGTCGCGGGCCCTGAGATACCGGCCGGCCGGTTAGCGGGCCTCCTGGGGCCGTCACAACGGCGCCGCGGCCCCGCGGTGCTTGGGTGTCGGCGGCCCAGGCCGCCAACGTGACAGCCACCAGCGGCGAGATGTCGACGTCGGAACGGGTCCGCGACCAGAGCCAGGCGTCGCCGAGCGGGCGGCGGGCGGCGCCGATCACGGCGTCGTCGAGCACCGCTTGGGCGCGGTGTGACAGCGTGCCCGCGGCGAGGCGGTCGACGAACGCCCCGCAGGCGCGGGCGTGGTCCCCGGCGCCGATCGGCGTCACCGACAACCCGACCCGGTTCAGCTCGGCGACCACCCCGGCCGTGACCAGCGAATCGGCGACCAGGCGGGCGCCGCGGTGGATCTTGCGCAACGCCCGCACGGCGCCGGCCAGCCAGCCGACCCCGGCGCGGTGGTCGAGCACCTCCACCACGAGCCGGCCCGCGGCGTCGGGCCCGGCCGCCGCGATCGCCGCGCTGGAGCGGTCCCCGGCGACGTCGAACGCCAGGGCGGCGACGCGCGCCAGGGCGGCGCGCGGGTGGGCCGCCGCGCGCCAGGCGTCGAGATCGAGCCCGGCGGCGGCGAGCACCTCGGACGGGCGGGGCCACACGTTGAGGTAGGCCCGCTCAAACGCGGCGTCGTCGCGACGCACCGCCCACTCATGGTCGAGCACGGCCATCGGGAAGGCGATCCCGGCCGTCGGATGGGCCGCCGCCCACACGTCGGGGTTGCCGGGGTCGTAGCCGGGGTCGGTCGGGTCGGCGCCGTAGTCGAACATCGCGACGCCGGGCAGGCCGAGCGCGCCGGCGGTCAGCCAGCGGTCCCACCACGTCGACTCGACGGTGCCACCGGCCGACACGATCCATGTCTGGCGCCACGGCCGGGTCAGCTGCGCCGGGGTGATCCCCGCTTCGACCGCTTCGCCCTGCACGATGTCGAACGCCCAGGCCTCGTCGACGGTGACGGTGTCGGCGTTCGTGGAGTGCAAGGCGTCGGCGTTGGGGGCGAACAGCTGCAGGCGGGACGACCCGCGGCGCTTGTGGATCCCCTCGGAGCCCTGGGACTTGCGCAGCCGGTAGAGGCGTGACAGCGGGTCGATCATCGGCACCCATTCGTCGCGGAACAGCTTGGCGGCGGTCTCGCGGCGGTTGGCGGTGTACCAACAGCGGGCGTCGGCGGTGATGTCCAGGTGGTCCAGGTTCACCGCGAGTACGAGCGTCGTCTTCCCGGCCCGGCGGGGGACCGACAGGATCACCGTGCGGTAGCGGAACCCGGCGCCGTCCTCGGCGATCTCGCCGGCCACGTCGGCGACGTCCCACTGCCACGGGAACGGCGCGCGCCTACGGAGGCGGGACAGGTGGCCCAGCGCCGTCGGTGACGTCGTTGGGCGCGCGGGATCGCGCGGCGTCGCGAATCTCGCCCGCGAGGCGGGCCAGCTCCTCGTCGTAGCCGACGTCGCTAGCGGCGTCACGGCGTTCCCCGCGCAGCTCCAGCAGCACCGGCAGCAACCGGCCGGCCAACGTGGCGACGGTGTAGCGGTTGCCGTCGGGGTCGGTCACCTCGGCGTCGATGGCCTCGGCCAGCGTGCGGGCCAGGCCGATCATGCCGATGTCGACCGCTTCGATCTGGCCCATCGCCCGCTGGGCGGCGAGCTGGGCGTCGACGGCGCGCCGCACCCGGGCCACGCCGCGGGCCTCCGGTTTGGGCATCCCCGGCAGTCGTGGCTGGGCGGTCATCGGCGCCCATCGGGCCGTTGCGATCGCAAACCGTTGTTACGCGGCGGGACCCGGGGCGGACGGGAGAGAGAACCCGGAGGCCGGCGGCGTCCAACGTCGTCGCGCGATCCAAGAGCGCCGGACCCGGGCGCGAGTCGCGACCGCGACGCGGCGCGGCGCCGACGGTTGCCGACCACCGCGCCGCGCGCCGACTGGCAGCGCCGACAGCACGGGGCGAGGCGACAGCACCCCGACCCGGCGACATGGCGGTGATCGGCGAGCGCCGGCACGTGGTCGGGCGTGGTGGCCGGCGCCCCGCACCACGCACAGGCCAGGCGCTCGGCGGCGAGCACGGCCAGCGCCGCCAGGTAGGCGGGCTCCCGGTAGGCGGGGGCGCTCACTGGCGGAGCCAACGCCCACGGCACGCTCGCTCCGGCGCCGAGAATCGACGGTGGAGTACTCCGCCACGGGTCTGGAGCACTGGAGTACTCCGCCACTTCCTCGTGGAACGGGTCGTCGCGGTGCCAGGCGTCGTGGTCGGCCGCGTCGTCTTGCCGGCCCGGCGCGGGACCGACAGGATCACCGTGCGGTAGCGGAACCCGGCGCCGTCCTCCGCGATCTCGCCGGCCACGTCGGCGACGTCCCATTGCCACCGCGGCAAGCGGTCAGCCATGGCCCACCGTCAGCGACCCGAGTAGGCGGTAGGCGTCCAGCCACCGGTCGACCTGGTCGGCGTCCAGCACCGGCGGCCCAGACCCGCGTGATGGGACGGACACGTGCACCGCATCGGCGGCGTCGGCCCACCCGTCGGAGTAGCCGGCGGCGTAGACCAGCTCGACCAGGCGGGCCACGTCGTCGTCAGCCATCGGCCAGCCGCCACATTCGCTCCAGCCACAGGGCGTGGGCGTCGGGGTCGGATTGCACGGCGTCCAGCGCCGCGGCCCAGCGTGCGCGGGCGGGGTGACCCGTGCGCCCGCGGTACGCCTGCCAGGCGGCCAGCTCCTCGGCGACCACGGCGGCGGAATCGGACGGCGGTCCGATTGCGTCACTCATCGCGGCGGCCGCCCTTGCGGCGGTAGCGGACCAGCTCGGACGCCGTGACGGCGACGGCGATGACCACGAGCGCCAGCGTCAGCCAGGCGGCGGGGTCGTCAGAGCCGGGCACGGCCGCCGCCCGGTTCGGTTAGCGCCGTCGGACCCCGGCGCGCCAGGCCCGCATGTAGGCGGCGTGGGCGTCGGGGTGGGCGTGACGCATCGCGGTTTCCGAGCGCCAGATGCCGCGTCCGCTCGGGGTCGGCACGCGGGCGTCGTTGAGCCGGCGGGCGGTGGCGTGCCAGCCGAGGCCCTGGGCCCGCAACGCGGCGATGATCGGGCGGGCGCCGCCGGTGCGGTCGATGGGCGGCGGCGCGGTGCGGATCATCCCGGCGGTCAGCATCTCGGGAAGCCGGAGCTGCTCGTGTCCCATGTCGCGCCAGCGTACCGAACACCCGCGCGCTCATCGAGTCTCCGGCAGCTGGAGCCAGCATCGGAATTGTGGGCCGTCGCTCGATGCGCACGGCGCCGTGGTGCTGTCGCCGATG